TTCCTTATACTATTGTCCAAACGCTACCGCTAGGTACTGTTACTGAGTAACCTGTATCAACTGTTACTGGTCCTGCACTCATTGCATTATTACCACTTGTGATCGTGTAGTTAGCACTAATTGTATGTGCGTGTTCATACAAACCTTTTGTAGTTGTATTAGCATCTGTGTCTATTGTATCCCAATCAGCTGTTGTTCCATCTGTTGTTAAATATTGACCAGCATGTCCAGTTTGGTCTGGTAGTGCATCGATACCTGTAAGAGCAGAACCATCACCTGTATATGCTGTTGCTGCTACAGTACCAGTTACATTTATGCCTGTAGAGGTTGTAGCGAGTTTTTCTGCGTTATCGTAGTAAAGGTTTACTGCACCATTATTTAATGCGTAAACCATATTTTCGCCATTAACATTTTGCAACTTAATGCCATCTCCATTTGACATTAATCGTAATTCACCAGAACCTGCATCAGAAATTCTACTATGAGTACCATCATGATAAATCTGTAGGTCATTAGATGCACCAAACTGTGCTTTGTCATTATCACCAAGATTTAAATTTCCGCCTAGCGTTAAGTTGCCAGTAATATCACCATCACCATCAATGTCTAGGCTATCAGCCTCTAGTTCACCTGTGATGTTTACGCCGTCTGACTTTGTTGATAATTTTAAATTGTTATCATAACGCAATGCTACTGGACCATTTTCTGTAGCAGAAATCATAAACTCACCATTTGAGCCGTTGATAGCTACTGTACTTCCTGTAATGGCGTTGCCGTTGGTGTCTAAGTCGCCACCTAGTTGTGGAGTTGTATCTTCTGATAGGTTTTGTAATGCTGAATCTGCTGTAGTACCTTGTGCTGCTGTAGCATAATCTGTAGATGCTGTAGTTGCTGCTGTACCTAATCCTAAGTTTGTTCTTGCTGTAGTTACATTGTTTAAATCAGATAAATTATTTGCTACTAATAAAGCACCAGATAATGAAGCATAAGCTGCTACCCAGTTACTTCCATCATAGACTTTCATTATATCATCAGTCGTATTGAAATATAATGCACCTGCTACTAAAGCATTACCATCGTTATCAACTGTAGGGTCTGAAGTTTTTTGTCCTAAGTATCTATCATCAAAACTATCTAAAGCTGCTAGAGCTGCATCTTCTGCTGCTTGTGCTGCACTTGCACTACTAGCTGCTGATGATGCACTAGATGATGCTGAAGTAGCACTTGTAGCTGCATTGGTTTCACTTGTTGCTGCATTTGTTTCACTTGTTGCTGCATTACTAGCTGATGTTGCTGCCTCACTAGCTTTTGTAGTTGCTGTTGTTGCTGAGCCTGATGCTGATGTTGCAGAAGAAGCTGCTGCTGTTGCAGAAGTTGCTGCGTTAGTTTCTGAGGTAGCTGCCGCAGACTCGCTAGAAGCTGCTGCAGTTTCACTAGAGGCTGCGTTAGTAGCAGAGGTTGCTGCTGCAGTTGCTGAGTTAGATGCAGAGGTTGCAGAAGTTGCTGCGTTAGTTTCTGAAGTAGATGCTGCAGAAGCACTAGAGGCTGCTGCAGTTGCCTGAGTAGTTGCAGTAGTTGCACTGCCAGATGCTGAAGTAGCACTGTTGGCAGCATTAGTAGCACTAGTGGCTGCTGCGGCTGCTGAAGTTGCTGCTGCTGTTGCAGAGCCTAAGATACCATCTACGTATCCTTTTCTTGTTAATGTGTCATCTGTTGCAGGAGTTGCAGTAGATGTAATCTTATTAGCACCTAATACTACATCACCTGTCATAGTACCACCACTAAGATTTAACTTAGTAGCATCTTGAGTATCTACGTAACCTTTACGTGATAACTCATCATCTGTTGTAGGATTTGCTGTTGATGTTACAGAGTTAGCACCCATTGTAATATCACCAGTCATTGTACCACCTGCTAAAGGTAGCTTAGTAGCAATTGAATTTGTTATTGTTGTGTAGAAGTTAGCATCATCATTTAGTGCTGCAGCTAATTCGTTTAGTGTATCTAATGCACCCGGAGCTGCATCAATAACTGCAGATACTTGTGTATCTACATAACCCTTAGTTGCTGCATCAGTAGATGCTGTAGGAGTACCTAAGCCTGTAACTTTGTTAGAACCCATTGCTAGGTTACCTGTCATTGAGTCACCAGCTTTAGCTACTTTAAGAGCGTCAGCAGTATCTACATATCCTTTACTTGCTGCGTCTGTTGAATTTGAAGGAGTTGCTACAGTAAGAGTACCTGCAACTGTCCAGTTACCTGTTACACTACCTGATGCAAGAGTTGAAGCACCATCAACATTAAGTGTACCATCTAAATCTGTATTACCTGTTACATTTAATGTAGACGGATAAGTTCCTAGTTCTACTATTGTACCAGAGTTGTTAGTGTATAACCTCTTGTCTGCTGTGTTTACAGCTAATTCACCTGTAGAAAGGTCTGAGGTTGTGGGAACGCTACTAGCAGTTGTAGAGCGTTTAATTAGAATATCTGTAGGCATCTTCCATTCCTGTTTTGGTTGGGAACAATGTAACTAGGCAGCCTGTGAAGACTGCCCAGTTTAGTTTTATTTATGCAGGTAATGCAACAACAAAACCTGTTTCAGGTCTAAGAACCTTAGTACCATAAAGTGTATCAGCAGTGAATAGGTCTGCTAAGTACTCTTGCTTGTACTGAGTTTGTGAACGTACGCCCATTTGCTCAGCTAGTACAAATGTGTCTCTGTGTCCTAAGATACCTGCTTTAACAGCACCGTTAACTGAGTTTTCAGCTGCAGTCTCGATAGTAGGACAGTTAGAAGAAACATAAATGTCGATACCATATAGGTTACCAATCAAACCAGTCTGAGTAGAACGACCGTCTACGAAGTCTGATGAATTGTAACGAGTGATACCTAGAATGTCACGTCTAGCTGATGGAGGAACGACTAGGAAACGACCTTCCATAGGAACGTCAGCGTCATCCATAAGTTTGATTAGGTCTCTGAAAGCTGCATCAGTAAATACGTCATCAGCAATTACAGTATCTACTGCATATGTAGATAGACCTGAAGTAGCATCCATTGAGTATACGTTAGAGTGAGTCCAGTCTGAACCATCACCATCACCTAGTGACTTACCAAGACTAAATAAATCATCATCTACTTGCTTAGCTAGTGCATAACCAGCATCATCTGTATAGAATTTTCTCATTGAATCTAGAGCCTGAACACCAACAATATCCTCAATCATACGAGAATATTCATAGTGCTTGTCAATTGTTACTACAACTTCTGACTCTGTATTCGCTTGAATAGTTACTGCTGTGTTCTCAGCTTTAACTGCTGCAGAACCTCTAGTAGGTTTAGGGATATGTAGTGTATCACCTTTTTTACCAACCATAGACATCTTGTTGACTAGGTTAGCCATCATTAAATTTTTCTTGTATGCTGCGACAATCTCGTCTGACCAAAGCTCCGGTATAAACTTATCAGCTTCAGTAAGACCTGTCATACCAGCAGCACCCGGATAAGTAGCTGTTGCCATTTTAATCTCCTTTAATTAATATTACTTGACTCTACCTTCTGCGTACGCTTGTCTGATTTCAGAAGCAAGTGTTTCGTATCTAGCAGGGTCTTTTTGCATTAGTTCAATAATATCAGCACGTCTATAGACTTTACGAGATGCTTTCTCTCCTGAACCTCTAGAAGTACCAGTAGAAGCTGTTTTTACTTGTTCTTTCCTAGCCTTTTTATCTGCTTCAACAGTTGATTTCATATTCTCTTGACGTTCCTTCCATAAAGAAAGTAATTCATCAGCAGAATCAAAATTATACTGTTGGTCAGCTTCTTGTAAAAGTCTAGTACGAACTTTAGAAGCACCTACCCATTCAGCAAACTTAGAATCTTGTAAAATAGTTGTATAATCAGGATGCTTAGCCTTAAGCTGATTTAATGCATTCTGTTGATACATCTGATTATTTAATTCTTGAGATTGCTTAACACTAGGGTGGTTTTCTACCAACTTAGCTACTGCTTCTCTAGGATTAGTAAAGAACTCATCTTCATCTATTTCCTGTACTGCGTGGGCTTCTTTTTCAACGGTTTGCGATTTAATAAAGTCATCTACAATTCTACGCAACTCGCCAACTTCTTGACCTTGTTTACCTAGTAACTGCTCTGCATTTTGGTGCATTGCAATAATATCTGTAACTGATTTATTCTGATACTTTTCAGGTATCACTTCTTCTGGTTGATTATCTTCTTGAGCTTCTACTGTAGGTTCTGGAGTTTGCTCTTCTGAGTCTCCAAATAACTCTAACTGTTCGCCTTCAGCTAATTCCAATTCATTCTTCGCTTCGTTTAAGACTTGTGCCATATCATTTCTCCGTGCTTGTGCATTATGAAGATTAAAAAAACAGGTTCTAAAATAACTAACCCACTCAGTTAAGTTTCAGAGTTCCCTGATTGTAATGAAGCATAGGCTGCTTCAATGCCGTTTTCAAAGTTTAGTAAACGTGATAAAATTTCACGCTCACCTTTTGATTTATGAAGTTCTTCGATAGTATTAAGACTTTCTACGTTATATGAAGTCTCATATATATCTTTTAATTCTTTAATTAATTGTTTCCAACCTGAAGAATTAAAGAGGTCAAAGTAGTTATCGTAATACTTTTGTTCATCTAAATTCATATCTATACTAATATTGTACCATAAAACTTAACAAATGTCAAGTCTTTTTTGTACTTTTTTTAGAATTTAGTTCTTTTACCTCTTCTTCAAGACTTTTAACTCGCTTGTCCAGTTTGTTGAAAATCTCGTTGATTTGACTGATTATATTCTTCATTTCTGTTTGGGTTAGCATCTAATTCTCCCATAGGTTGTTGTACATTCATAGAAGGTTCAGGTGTCTGAGTTGCCTTCATTCCAAGTTGCTTTTCTTTAAGCATTACTTCTGCTACTTTGAGTCTTCTTTCAAACTCTTTGTCATCTTCAGTACCTTTCTCTAAATTAGTGGTAACCGCTTTAATACGGTTAGTTTCACTATCGTAACCTGTGTACTGAGTTTCCATAGCATATTTCTGAGCTCTAGCATTAGCTTCTGCAGCTTGTGCTTCAAGTGCAGCAGCAGTGGCTTGTTCTTTAGCCATCTGTACTTGCAATTGCATTTGTTGTATTTGCTGAGCTTCAGGATTAGGTTGATTTGCTTGTTGTAATCTAGCAATCATTTCTTCACGATTAGATAGATTCATATTATCTACAATTGATTCAATCAACATAGGATACATAGGACTATCTGGTTGCATAGTTTGTAGTAACTGTACAAGTTGTGTTACTTCATATTCACGAGCAATAATACCTAGTGATGATGAAGGTACAAACTTAAAGTCATTTACAGGATACAAATCAGGATTGAATTGCATATATCTCCAAGCAGTCTTTTGTACCATAGGGATAAGGAATGACTCTTGGAAGTTAATTAGTGTACGCTTGTGACGTTTGATGATAGCACCTAGTGACATAGAAATACCAGCTGCTGTAGCATCACCATTGATAGAGCCGGGTATACCTGCTGCATCAATAGCACCAGTTGCCTGTTGTACCATTTGTTGCAGTGATTGTGCTTGTACAAATGAAGTCTGGTCTAGTCCACCAAACTTAAACGGTTGTAGAATTTCAGCAGGGTTACCGTTTGTTAGCAACATCTTACCCGGTCTAATCTCAGGTTTCATACCACGTGGCAGACGAGATGCGTCAATTGCCATCATAGGATGAATCGTTAATGCTAGAGCATCTATTCTAGCACGTAGTTCTGTATCTAATGCTTTCTGTGAGTTGTATCCTTTTTCACATACACCTCTACCCCAGAATCTAGAAGGTACAACATCCCAAGGAAATGCAACAATAGGTCTATCTTGCATCATATAAGGATTTTCTTCAATCTTTAATAGTTGACCACCGTTAGCAATTACAACGATTGCTTCAACATACATTGAACCTTCTTCTAGTTCATCTTCACTACTAAGTGATACAAGTTCCTCTTCTTCAGCTTCATCAGAGTTAGCAATAGAATCAATAAATAAATCTCTAGGTACAAGACCGTAGTATTTAGTTAATCTTACTTTATCTTCAGTGTATACTTGTAACTCTTGGTCAGGCTCAATATCATAATCTTGAGCAGCTGTCTCTAGTACAACATTACGATAGATACCTGCTTCAATATCTTTCTCTACTTGATGGATAGGTACAAACTCATCTACAGCTACACCTAGTGCATCATCTACTGAAGTTGCTACAGGGTCAATAAGGAAGTTTTGAGGGAGTACAGGTCTTAGTTTTACTACAAATCTATCAGTTGTTTCTACA